TACATATCTTGTATATACAGTTTTACCATCTGAGTTGACAAAAGACATTCCAAATATCTTTTCACATTCAAATATACCTTCACTATGATGTCTAAACATTCTGTGTTTACTATGCCCAATCCATTTTTTAGTTTCATCAAACCAATTATGAATTGCAATGTAATCACTCCATTCTCCACCCCATTTTTTTATTGAGGATTTACAATGTTCTAAAGGATGTGCCATTACTTCTTTTTTAAATATTCAATAACTCTTTCCCAGTAACTTCTAGCTTTCATTCTACCATCTCTAAATGGTGCTAAAGCATATGTTGCTTTAGCTGTATTTAAAGCTTCTTCTTTAGCTTTTTCAGTTCCATGTAGAACACGTGCATAATTATACAGTTCATCTGCTTTTCTTTCTTCAGTCATTTTCTGTTTTATTTAATAAACTACCTTCATGAGTATAATCTTCAGTGTGAGTAATATTTATATGATTATTAATAATGTATTTTCCTGAAGGAACACATATAGATAAATCTCCAAAACCACCTTCATTATTCCACCAGTCTTCTATATCATTTAAAAGTTTTTCTTGTGCAAAATCTTCAATTAAAGCATAAGCACTTGAATCCAAAGTAGCTAAATTTGTATCATTATCCCAAACCTCTACAGTATCATTTACATCTTCTGGTGTATCACATTTTTCTGTTGTATATCCAATCCATTCTATGGAACCGGAGTCTCCTCCACCATCATAATGTACTTTAACACCAGTAATACCAAGATCAGCCAACTGAAACAGGAGGCTTGTTAATTCTAATTCTGTCATAATTATTTGATTTTGTAAAACCTTCCTAATATGTTTCCATTTAGGTATTCTTCTTTTTCAAGCACCTCATATTGAAATTGGTACTTTGTCTCTTGATAAGTCAACTCCATTTGAGAATGACATATTCTAAGAATCTCTCTTTTGATAGTTACTCCAGCTTTGTGAGCATCTTTAAGAATCTTATTACTACTGTAATATCTCATAAAGTCTGGTTTTAACTCTCTCTTGTACTTCTTAAGTCTCTTGTCCGTGGACATTGCTAGAGCTTTTTTTCCAAGAGGTCTCTTAATATTAGCAAAGAAGTTCTTCTTACCAATATATGCAACAGACTTACCATCTACGATAGCAGTCATCATGTAGATAAATCCAACACCTCCTTCAGGGATGTCCATCTCTACAAACTCTTTACCTTGATAAATCCAACTCATAAGGTTTGTTTTAATAGTGGAAATAATCTATCTCTCACAGCTTCAATACCATGATCTCTTACTGAATCTGATAAATCTTTAGACATATCTAAATTTATATACTCAAAACCATACTTGCTTTTATATTTCTGAGCAGACTTTAGTCCCGGCTCATCATTATCAAACAATACAATGATCTTTTGATACTTATCTAGAAGAGGTTTCATAAAATTTTCTGGTATCACACTATTCTCACTATCTGGAGAAATAGATTCAATACCACTAATTCCTAATTTTTTGAAACACATCAAATCTTTTAGAGAAGAAGTAATTATCAGATACTTAGACTTAAACTGAAGTTGATCAGAACCCTGTATGTAATCATGTACTTTAATGAACTTGTTGTCTTTGTTCTTTGGATTATAGATCTTATACAAAGTACCATCTTGTCGAAAATAACCATAGATAAAGTTAGCTTTGATGTTTACTGTATCTAATATACGTCTTTCATCATCTTCTTTAATCATAGTATAAAAAGACAATGGATAAACATTATGACCTTCTAATATAGAGGAAGATAACTTGAAGTTTTTCCAATATGCTTGGTCTAATGTATTCCAGTGTCTCATTTCATAATCTGAAACAACATATTTACTTTGAGGTTTATAATCAATAGGTACATAAGTGTTATTAGAAACATATATGTTATAATCATCCATTATTCTAAAAGAAGCTTTACCTCTACTATCAAGATTATACAGATGCATTACAAGATTTAATCCATCACCACCATAGCCTGAAGAAAAATCTTTAAACTTGTAGTGACCTTTACTATCTGTATATATACACATAGAAGGTACTTTGTCACTTGTATTAAATGCTGATTTGATTTTTAGACTTTGACCACATAACCTTTCAGTAAGTTTGAGATAGTGCTCAAAAACCCATTCTCTAGGGATATCATTTAAATCAGAAATTATTGCTTTTGTAGAAATCATACTCTAAAGTTTTAAAAATTAAGGGGGAACCACTATGACTCCCCCTAACTATTTTTTAGTCTAAAGAGAAATCAGTAGAAGTTTTACTAGGTGTACTAAAATCATCATCATCTCCAAAATTCTTAACTTCTTTAGTCTCGAGTTTTTTCAAATGTTTTGCTTCATTGTAAGTAATAACTTTACCTTCTTCAACTTCACCAAATGCATACTTACCATTTTCTGCTTTTGGCAACCACATGTCATAATTAGTATAACCAGTTTTACCCACATACTCTTTACCTGCAACACAGAATTCTAAATAAATATCTTTGATAGGTGCAGTTTGATTAAATGCATCTATAAAGTCTTCAATAGTATCATGTTTGTTGTGTTGAGCTTGCATCCACTCATTAAGACCCATTGTTTTACAAAGATTCTGTAAAAAGATCAAAATAGATCTATCTCTTTGAATCTTGATACCAGTTTTAGTCTCACCATCTGCATATGCATATTGAGAAGCTTTAACTCTACCAATTTGACCTTTAAAGTGTCCTCTCTCAGGATTATCTTTATCAAGAGCAAAACCTTCAAAACCTTCAATAGGTTCAGTTTCTACATGTAGAATAAGATGTTTTGCATTATCAATGAACTTAAAATCTTCTAGTTCAATATGATTAATTTTTAATACTTTGTTACCTGGACTAATTGTTTTTGGTAAACCGGATCCACCGGTACCTAAATCTTCTGTACTTAAAGCCATTTTACTTTACTTTTTTTATAAATTATTAAACAAAAACTTTTTCCCATGATGTCTTTAGAACACCATCAATCATCTCAGAAATTACTATTTCTTCATTACGTAAATGCTCTGGTCTTGCACCACAAGTAACTTCTTCATTTGTCTTGAAAGACAAAATAGTTTTATTACCTTTTCTGTACATGTAACCAATTGCATCTGCATTTGCACAAATTAAAGATTTAATCTTACCCGTCAGGTCAATGTTTGCAGACATAACCATTTCCCCTTTATCATCAACTACTTTATCCTTAATATGACCAGATAAAATAATTGTGGGTGCTAAGGTATCAATAAAATCTAAAACTTGAAAGAATGCTTGTCTTATATACAAATAACCTGCACCGTTAGGAAGAGTGACTACTGTATCTCCATCAAAGTTCTTACCCATAGGTGTAGCTCTGTAAAGTTTAATAGCCAGTGGCATGATCATATCTTCTAAAGCAGTAACAGTATCTATAGTAACAAACTTGTATGGATTACCTGCAGCTTTGATTGCTTTACCAGTATCCAATAACTCTTGTAAACTACTAATTTTTACTTTTAATGCTTCTACATAATCAGTACCATTCTCTAAATCAAGAATCAGATTATCATCAAGACCTGCATACGCAGTTGTTTTACCAGTCTTTGGCTTAGAATAAATCACAATTCTCTTAGGATTCACTCTTTCTGCTTTGACTTTTTTAGTTGGAAGTACTATACTCATATTTCACTTTTTGCTTGTTTAATCAGATCATTTAACCATTGTTTATCACTTACAGGTCTTACTAACATAATAGCAGCAAAATCTCTTAAAGAAATGTTTGCTAATGTACTTGTGTCAGCATCTTTGTCAATGTCAAAATCAGAACCAGGTGCTGTTACAGCTTCTTCTCTTCTTCCAAATTCTTCTTCAAAATCAGGAAATATACTTAATGATTTCTGTAATTGTGGTACCTCAAGTTTAGATTCTTCTTTTCTTTTTTCAAAAAGAGAATAACTAATTTCTTGACCACTAGGTAATACAGCAACCATTTCCGTTACAGGAACAAGATATTTTCTATCTACTTTTCCATCAGCATCTACAGTTTCAGTAACATCATACTCCTCATGATAGAAAGGATTATACTTAAGTTTAAATAAAGGTCTGTCTTCTGTTGCAGGAACAATATTTGTATTCTTTCCTGTTCCATCATACACGTTTTCATAAAACTCAATGTAGATATCCTCTCCTTTCTTTAATTCCCATTCAAAAAACTGAGATTGTTTTCCAAACTTACCTTTCTTAAAAAAGGCAGTCTTAATAGTAAAAAATGGATCTGCTAATCCAATTGCTTTGAAAGCATCCATATGTTGCATATAGAACTCTCTTTCTTTTTCTTTTCTATTCATATTTATTTATTAATTTACAGAGATTTTTTGTGTAGTCTCCCTAGCAGGAGTAGGTATTTCTACTATTCTCATAGTAGTTCTATCAAGCTTAAAGAAACTGATTCTGGTCATACCATTTCTAGATTTTAGAAAGTGAAACACAAGTGTATCCGGATCTTCAATCAAGAACTTTTCAGGACCATATTTCTTTATTTTTCTTATAGAAGGTTTATTAATACCCATAACTACATCAGCATGCTGTAATAAAGCATCAGAACCATAGATATCAGAATCTAATACATAATTACCATAAGTTGCTTCTATTTGTCTTTTAGTATCATCTATATTTCTATTTAACTGACTTAGAACAACAAATGCTACAGGGTAGTTTTTTTTCATATAGGTCAAGGCTTCACCTAATGCACCCAACATTTCAAATTTGTCTTTCTGTCCTACATCATTTTTAAATAAAGCAGAGTGATCTATTGTAACAAGCATATTAGGAAATGTACCATCAGGTTTTTTGTATCTTTCCAATTCATAATGAATTGTAGCACACATTTCATTGACAGTACAGGTATCATAGACAACATTGATTAAGTCACTAGCTGCAGATTCTTTATAATACTCTACACACTTTTCAAATAATCTTTTGTCTACTAATTTCCCGTCCTTACTCATTAATGTATTGTAATCAGCACCAGTAATCAGACCAAACTTTCTAATAGCACTCGTTTCATCAACCATTTCCATTTGAAACTTCAGTACTCTAAATTCCTGATTAGGATTCTGAACAATAATATCAGAAACCAGCTGTTCCATAAAAAGGGTCTTACCTGTACCAGGTCGTGCACCAACAACTGTTATTGTTCTCCACTCAAGTCCATCACAAAAGGCATCATTAAATTTAGGCCAAGAACTAACTAAAGCAGGTATTTTACCTTCTCTTCTTGCTTTCATTTTAATAAGACCTTTTTCAAGACCATCTCTCTCACTGACAGGTAACAGGTGTCGTGCACCATTAAATAGTTTTCCCATAAAAATTAAAAATTAAATTATACAATTAACTCACTAAACACATTGTTTTCTTCATCTGGATTATCTTTTAGATACTCACAATAAGTTGCTAGATCAGAATCCCAACTTTTGTCTATATTTTGTTTTCTCAAAAAATATTGAGAGTTTCTCATATAGTCATAGTTTTTAGATTCATATTCTAGTACATATTTTTGTGTTGCCAAGAAGATAGTTTCCCAGTCATAATTGAACGTATCAAAAAACCATCTAAAGGCATTCTCAAGATTTTTGGCAGGAACTCTTGCATATTTTCCGGAGGATAGTTTCCTATTAGGAAATATGTTCACATATGCCTCAATGTTTTGCATAAAATTATGCCCCATTAAATCTTTAGAAGTTTTCTTTTTGGATTTCTTAAAGTATCCATCAATTTCTGTTATAAAGATAATACTTTTATCAGTTAACTCCAAGGATTCTGTAAGCCAGAGATCCTTTTGCAGTCTTTTGCATTCAAGTTCTTTATTAACAAAACCTACAGGGATAACTTTTTCTTTAATGCAGTATAAAACATAAAAAGAATTTGGAGTTAAACTATGCTGAACCAGCTTGGTAAAAATTTCTGTCATACTACCATGTTATTATATTACCACTTGTATTTGTTACTATTGAAGATATCTTAATAAATATATCATCACTGTCCCATTTAGAGCCGTTATAAGCAGCAGAAGCAGGATGTTTAACAGTAAACTTATAGTCAGTATTATTAGTAAGTTGAGACCATTCTTCAGCTTTTTTACCCATGTACACATAAATTAATCCGGGATTATAGTTGTTTAACCAATCTAATAAATAAGCAGTGAATGGTTTCCATATATCATAATGACTACCAATCTTACCTACTTCAACTGTAAGAGCTGTGTTAAGCATCAAGATGCCTTGATTTGACCATCTGGTTAAATCCACATCTTCACTTACAGGATGACCATTATAAACAGTTCTATTTACTTCTCCTAAGATAAACTTAAGACTTGGTTGTAATTTACCTGTGTTACCACAACTAAAAGATATTCCATCAGCAACTCCTAACTGGGGATAAGGATCTTGTCCAACTATAACAACTTGTAGCTGATCATAAGGACATTCTTCAAATGCTCTAAATACTTGTTTTAATGGAGGAGTAAATCTCTTATCTTCTTGACTTAAAGTGTATAGTTTATTGATTATATCATCAAACTGACTACTAAATATAAAAGATTTAAAAATTCTACCCCAACCACTTGGCTCAAGTTTGTCAAACATTTTTTGTTTAATTTCTTCTAAATTCATTTTTTTCTTATTTTTGATAAAAATTAAATACAATGATCAAAGTAAAAGAATTGAATGATGATGCATTATTGGACATCAAAGTAAACAAAAGTTTCTATTTAATGGCCAAAGCTGCTTCTGTTCATTTACTTCAACAAATGAATGTTGCAGATAAAGGATTAGAATACATCAGTGGCTTAATGAATGTTAAGTATGAAGATATGGATGACACCCATAGAGCTTTTTATACTATTATTCTCATTATTGCTGAAATAGAAAGAAAAGCTACTGAAGAAAATTTGTTTACAGAGAAAGAGGTTTTGGTACCTGGAGACGAAGGTTATGTTGCACCTACCCTAGATTCAAATTAAATTGATCTCTTCCTATTTGTATACAAGCTTCAATTGCCAACATTAGTTCATCTTTACTACAGTCTGCAAAAGACTTATCTTCTAGTCCGGAAGCTTGTTTTACAATTACTTTCATTTCATCAAAAGTATATCCTGATTCTTTTGCCATTTCTCTAATACAAGCATGTACTTTTGCAAGTTGTGCTTTACTATGATCTGCACTAGCCAGATCTAAATACATATCTACAATTTGTCCTTCAGAAATTCTATCTACAAAAATCTCATAAGCTAGTTTATTCTGTGGACTATTGAAGATTAGTTTTCCATTTTTTTTAATAAACTTACCACTAAACATACTAACAAGTTATATTTCCAATTATTTCTAAAAATTGTAAGTAGTGAACTTTATCATTTATATTCAATGCTGGAATATCAAATGATTTTAAACTCCAGTGATTATCAACCACATCTAAATTATCTGTGCTATGTAATAAGATACCAGAACATAATTCTTTATGGTAGTAATAATAATCATATCCATTTTGGCTGTCTTTATCTTGAACTTCTACTTTATCAAAGCCAAAATCAACTAATTCTTGTTCTGTCATATTAATCTAAGTTTTTATAAAAAATATAGATGATAACTGCATATATGCAATCAATCATCCCAACTAGGAGGATCTTC